AACAGTGACCCCAGCCTGACCGGGCTCGATTTCAACGACTGGCACCGTAAACCGCCCGGTCACATAGGGCGAGCGTTTCCGCAGTGGAGCAACGCCAACGCCTCTCACCCTCACCGTGAGCTGAGTGCCAACACTCAACCCATTGATTTCTAAAAATACGTTGGAAGTCGAGACCGCTGTGTAATTCCCATCGCCAAGCTTGTACTCCAGCTCAAAATCAACAGTCTGGCCAGTTGAACCGCGAGACCATGAAACAACGGCTTGATTCGTTGTTTCGCTATTGATCTGGATTTGACGGGCTGAAATATTTAAGTTTGTAGGCTTTGCCGGTGTTTCATTTAATAGTGTTATTGGCTCAAATTCCAGTTTCCCGCCACTGTCAGCCGCTGAGTAGATGCTGTCGTTGCTTTCAACGCCTGTGATTCCAAATTGACCATCACCGTTGTCAGATACTGAAAGGCATCTGAATTTTTGCTCTTTGATGTTGCTCGCGCTGATCGACCATATTGACTGCAACAATGGCGCAGCGCTAAAAGCCTGCACATTCACCACTGAACCCGCTACAGAGAGGATTGGCCGCGTCTCAACCGATCCATCTGGCAATGTGCAGGTCAGCCGGTCATTCCCTCCACCTGCCAATGCTGCGGTCTGATCGAGCGTGATTGCAGACGTTGTCGCCGCGCTCACTCGTCCAGCAAGACGCACGCCTTGCCGCATTTCATCCGCTACGGCGAAGATCTGCCCAGGGAAAACGACTGCGCCCTGCAGCCCTGTGGCAAAGGTCACGACCTCGCCGTCAATCTCCTCAGACAAAAGCGCCCACCGCCCCAGCCGTTGCGCTTGAAACTTTGAGGTAACGCCAAAACCCACCAACTCCCTCACCTGATAGCCGTATTTGCTTATTAGCTCCGCATCTTCAACTACAACAACATTTGACTTAAAGAAGTTTGCGGGGTCGTTATACCTAACCCTAATTGATGTGCTCCTGGTTTTTAGTGATGTTCCTGAATAAGAGAACGCCCCGTTGATAACGTTGCTATTTGTATAAAGATGCACAGCTGAAAGGCTGCTGCCGTCTAAATTCCCGTGATCGGCTGTCGCTTGAATCGTGTTTGCCTGCCAATACAACATCCCCCTGAACACACTGGCTAGATCCTGCAAAACGTTGAACGCTTCAGCCCTGCTGGCTATGACGGTGTTGCACGCAAAACGCGGCTCTTGTGTGCCGTCTGGGTTTGTAACCAACTGATTTGAATATTGGCTCAATGGGTACAAATCAACCCAACTCAGGTTTGACGCATCTACAAAATCACCGGCCCCATATCTGCTGTTCGTGGCCATGTCGTACCAGCAGCAGACGGGGCAGGTCGTCCAGGCTTTCTTGAGGCTGCCATCAAATGCTCCATCAAACCCCAGGCTGCCATCATCACGAACAAATGAGTTTGATGGAACTTCAACGATCCGGCCTCGAATCTTGTAAGCCCTCGTCGGCAAGCTTTTGAACTGCTGCGTAGAGATCGAAAGGCCAGCCACCGCGCAGAATGGATATGCTGTTCTAAGAGATTGAAGCTCGATCAAGCTGGTCCAAAATATCTGATTGCCCCTGCCGTTTGCAATTGGGATGTCTTGATCAACATCAGTAAAGTTTTGGAATTTAACCTCAAAGTGATTCTCCCCAAGGTTCACTTTTCTCACTCGGATATTCCACGGGCCTTGGCCGCTCAGGTTGATTCGTGGTGACTTCAGTTGATAGTCACTCACCGCAATGCCTGTGATCGTCCTGTCGTAAACAGTATTGAACGCTTCGCCTTGAGCCTGAACGTCGATTGCAATTTGGATGCTGCCGTTAAAAAGCTGGCCTTTCGCTAGCCCTTCCTGGGCTGTTGAAAACATCCGAGGGATGCTGAGCAACAGCTCAAACGACTCAACGTCTGTATCTGTAATTTGCCTTGTGACCTGACCGGCTCCATAATCCCTGGCTATGACTTTGTTTTCATCGCTTAGGGTCTCGCTGTAGTTTTGGCCAATCTCCACATTTACATCACTGACCGTTGAAGTGCCGTCCTTCCCCTGCTCCAGCTGGCTTTGCGTTTTGCCGCCTGGCTTGAAATCGTAGGAGACATCCTCAGGCGCAAAATTACGGTCTGTTCCGGTCCTGATCGCAGTCTCTTCTAAGAAGATCCCTTCATCGCATCCGACCAGGCCAGCGATAGGCCCTTCACAAAGAAGATCAACAACGCGGATAACTGAAGTGGAGTTTAATGCCATTACGCTTTATTTTGGCTGTCGTCTTTGAATCGATTGTATCCGTTCGTTGCAACCTTTAAATCACAAAATTCATTCGCCCTGAAATCAATTATTTTCACTCTAGTATCGACTCCCCTGTTATCTTCGATTGGCGCATATTTAATGTAGTTCATCCATCTATACCTTTGCCCACGCAAAAGCAAACCCTGAACAGTGCCCCTGAGAGTTGCGGTCACAGGGTCAGGACCTGACACTTTAGTCGTAACTTCAATTTCATAAGTGATAAAGCCGTCTACGAAGCTTGAGTCTTCTCCACTCACACGGTCAAACAATCCGTCTTGAAGCTCGAAAAACACTTGATAATTCTTAGATCTGTCATCGTCTTCCCCCTCAACTTCGTCTAGTTTTATTGTGTTACCTTGCTGCAGCGTCAAAAACTTTTGAGATGAATTGCCATCTGAAAATTTCACTTGATCATATTCCCATCGTCTGCACCTAATACCAGACGCTTCAGTTTTGCTAAATCCAATCTTTTCGCCACCGAACAGAATGGTTTCAGGCCCTGGCGTCTTGATCACATTCCGCAATGGATCAGACTCATCGGTAACGTCTACATTCGCTGAGAGCAGCTGAGATCCGATCAGAACCTCACCGTAGGCAACCGGAATCGTCGCGCCAACCCCAACGGTGTTAGCCGCACCGGTGTAGGCGTACGACTGGCGGCCATCTGTGCCACGGGTGACGGATTGCGGACCATCTGTTGACAGGCTGTCACCACTGCCCAAACGATTAGAGCCCAGGTTGCCAATTGTTGGCTGAGGGGACAGGAGCTGCGAGACACCGCCGAGGATCAGACTGGCGCCGATTGTGCCAAGCGCCGTTGAGATAGCGATTGGCGCTGCCAAGCCTAAAAGGCCAATGGTCGCGCCACCTGTAAAGAATGCGCCTGCTACAAGAGCGGCCCCGATCAAAATCCTTCCCACCCCACCGCCACCACTGCCTCCAATCACAGGAGCGACGATCAGGTCATGCTGTCCAATCGGCAAGCGCAGATCTGGATAATCTAGATCGGTCTCCGCTTGAATCACTCGGTATCCAATCCCGTGCTCATGCGCCGTAATCAGCTCGCGCTGTAGCTCAGGATGATTGACGCAAAGAAGCTTTATCGCTTCTGCAGGTGTCCTCAGATTTGCATATTTATGCTCAACCCCATAACGCTGGCCTAGATCACCCAGCAACCTGACGGTCTGAATCATGTCTAAAGACCGCCGCGACTCTGCTCACATAATACTGACGCAAAGGTTCGACAGCACTCAAAGAATCCTGCCGCTGATGCAGGATCTGCTCATTCTCCAGCACTATCGCCGCGTGCATTGGAGCCATAGTGCCAAGACGCATGATCAAGACATCGCCGGGCTTTCGCCGCTCAAATTCAACCTGAACGAACCCGCAGGCTTTGGCTTCTGCCAAAAAAATACTCTCACAGCGTTCTAGGTCGTCCGGTCGCTCAAAATCAGGGATGATCACACCCTTCAGGCTGAACCACTCGCGAACCAACGAGAAACAATCGTGCCGGCCGTAGTCCCACTGTCTGCCGATCAGGGATTGACAGTTGACCATTTCTCATCTGGCATTGAGTAGATGTGCCACGGTAGGCGAGTCCCACGGCAGGCCAGCAGATCTGCAGCGCTGGCAGGCCCTCCCATGGGGTGTGAGTGCAAAACTGCGCTTACGGCCCCCCGCAGGGCAGCCACTGCAAAGTCTCTAGGGTCCATCACAAAGTCTCGCTCAGGGTCATCAGCGATATTTCGGCAAGGCCAAAACTTGCCGCTACAGACCACGCCGCAAGCCTCTAACGGCGCAACGCTCGCAGCGTAAGCCTCAAACTCAAGTTTGCAATCTGGCGGCAGGGAATCCGCCAAATGGCAACAAGCCGCTTGGGAAGCGTAATGCACAGCTTTCATACTTCTTCGCGCATTGATCATTTGCCTCATCCGTAGGGTTGTTGCTTAAGTCAAAGTATCTTTTTTCTGTATAGCCACATTCAACGCCTCGATATTTCCATTGGCAATGTTCAACGACTTGCCGCCGAGGCAATCCAAGATTTGTCAGGTCTAGCTTGCTTGTCAGCTCAAATTCAACTAGCTCAGGGTTTTCGCTTGCTACTCGATCGATATACCAGATTTCATCCTCAAACTTTGCGCTAGGGTCTGCCGTTGCATTACCTGCTGAGAAATTGACAGCATCAAGGAATTTCTTGCATGTTCTGATCCTTGTTACCTTCGCTTGCAACGGGTTGTAAAGCGCCAATAATGCTGAAATAGAGCTGTTGGCGTTTGCGACCCTAAAGGTAGGTCGAGGGATTGCGCCTTTGCTTGTCACATCAAAGCCTTCAACCTCTACCGGCACAGCTTGATAAGTCAGGCCGTCGAAGACCACATCAGCTAAAAGCTCATTCGTTCCGGCGTGATAGAAAAAAGTCGTGTCGATGCCATTGACTGCAGCTGTCAACTGCAGCTGGAATAGCTCAATGATGGCAGACGGCTCAAGAGATTGCAGCTGCTCCTGTATTGATTGCGGTGTGCTCATGCCTCAAATACCTGTTCAAATGATGCCTGAATTGTTGCTCTATTCAAATAAGGAATATCTTTCCGCCATTCTTTACAGATGAATTGAGCTGCAGCTGATTCACCGGGGGGTGTGAACGTAAAGCTTTCTTGCCCTCCCCTTGCGTCTAGAAATGCCTCGATCGTGTCAGCATCGGCTTCCGAGACATTCCACGTGAACAAGTACGACTTCGGGTTTTGATTGATGCCGTAGACCGTTCGTTGGCTGTAGCCGCTGCCAAATTGAGCAACCCGCACCTTAGGAGCAGAGTTTTTTGATAGGTCATAGGTTGGCGTGATCGCTGGGAAGTTTGCCATTTATGCAGCTAGGAGCCCTCCGGGTCGTTTCTGCTTGATCAATTCTGCCTGAACTGCAGCGCCTAGAGCTGCACCAAGCTGGTTCGCTTGGCGTCCGTCGCCTTCAGCCTTGGTTCCTGATGCGTCAACATTCACCACCACATTGGCGCCACCGCCGATGCTGCTATTTGGTGCAATGCTGCCACTGCGACCAGGAGTGAAGAGTTCAGGCCCCCGCTCGCCGACCATGTAAGAATTTCCGCCCATTACGGTGCCGCCTTTGGCCCTGCCCCCGCCAAACAGCTTGCTGAAGACACCGACGCCATCGTCACCGGCCAAGCCGCTCAGGAGGCTATTAACGCCAAATTTCAGCAAGATACTTGCCAAGCTCCTCAGCGTGTCTGAAGCAACGTCTGACAGCCGCTTGGTGCCATCGACAGCAGCAGTCAAGCTGTCAACAATGCTCGTTGAGATCGTCTGACCGATCGAAGCGTAAAGCGCATCCATCTTGTCGGCTTGGGCTTTTGCTTTTGCGTCGAGCTCTTGGAATGCTGCATCAAAATCACTCAAGAATCTGGCCAAAGAATCGGCCTCTTCTTTTGCAGTTTCTGCAATTGTTTTCTTGTAGGCTTCTGCCTCGTTCCGCTTGTTTTCCAACGCGATTCTTGCCGCAATTTGTGCATCAACGTCCTTTTGAGCAAAACCTAATGCATTCTTTTCCAGTTCTGCGATGTCAATATTTAGCTGAAAATTCCTTCTTTCAGTTTCATTCACTGCACTCGCGAGTAACGCTTGATTCTCAAAAGCTTGGACTCTATCCCTTGAAAGCTGCGCCAGCTTTCTAGCCTCTTCCACAGGGTCTGGGCCTGTGCGGCCTGCGCTGCCTGTGCGTCCTTTGCCTTTGCTGGTTCCTGCAGATAAGGATGGAAGCTTTGCAGTCTTAGGCGCAGCTATTTCAGGAGTCACCAAGCCTTGCTCAAATCCGTAAGCCTCTATCAAATCTCTTTCTCTTTCTTGCTTTAATTGATTAAAAACTGCTGGGTCAAGCTTGCCCCCGCCGCGTATTAAAGCAATTTCTTTTGCCTCTTCCTCGGCTTGCCTAAGAATCTTTTTTCTCTGTTGAGTATTAAGTCCAAAAGCTTTAGACCTTTGATCAGCCACAAAGAGCTGATTTAATGCGTTAAGTGCGCCAATAGCTCGATCAACTATTCCTTTAATTGCTGGGCTCAATACTGATCCAAGTCTTCTAGCAAGACTGTCGATATTATCTTGCAAAGTGCTAAATTTGCCTGACAACGTATCAGACTGAGCAATCGCTCCCCCTGCATACTGGCCTCCCGCTTCGGTTAATTTTTGCAGCGCAAATTCAGCTGCTTCGGCGCTGATTTGTCCTTTTTGCAAAGCCTTGCTGAACTCTTCGCCCGTCAATCCATATTCTCTTTTCAGAACTCCTGCAAGGTCAACCCCACGCTCTTGAAGTTGCAAAAGCTCTTCTGTTTGAAGTTTTCCTTTTGCCTGGATTTGACCGTAAGCCGTTGCTATGCCGCTTAGATCTGCACCAGTCGCACCAGCAACATCCCCTAGGCGCTTAGTAGTATCAACTAGCTTCTCAGTATCAACTCCGAATGCTTTTAAGCGCTTGGCGGTTTCAATTAATTCAGAGCTGGTGAAAGGCGTAACCGACCCAAAATCTTGAAGCTCTTTGATTATGCTTTTAGCTTTATCGACTGAGCCCGTCAGCACTTCTATGCTCTTTGACTGCTTTTCGATCTCAGCGGTCTTAACAAAAACAAACCTTGCCGCTTGAAAAAAGCTGAAAGCCGCTGTTAATTTTGTGACAGTTTTTGTGAGCTTGCCAACGCTTAGGCTCGCTTTATCTGCGGCATTCCCTGATGCTACAAATCTTCCTTTTGCATCTCGAAGCCGACCGTTTGCATCAAGAACAGCGCCTTCAACTTCCGCCGTTGCTTTCTTGAACCGCTTAAGCGATCGGATGCCCTGCGTGGCATCAACAATTAACTTGACGATCGACTCAGCCATGACCCTATTCTACCGGCCCCCTCTTTTTGCGCGGTCCATTGCCTCCTGCTCCTTCTCTGCCTTCAACTCGTAATACGCGGCAAAATGCACCATCTCAGCATCGGTCAGCTCTGTTCGCAGTCTGCTAACGGTCATGCCTAGCTCGCAGGCCAGGTGAAACTCAAAGAAGAGCCACCCATCCTGCTTCAGTCGTTTTTTGCGTCTTCAAGGCTGGCCTCTTCGCCAATACCAAACAGGAACAGCTCCAGATCATTCAGCACGCTTTCAGGTAACTGCCGCTGCAGCTTTGGTGCATCAGCCGGTGCAAATGCCTTCGACCCGTCCTCAAGCTCTGCCATTTGGCACAACATCTGAGTGCTCAGGTCCAACGCTTCATCAGTGCCAGCTAGTTGCTGGGATTTCTTGCGGTCTGCCCTTGTGATCGGCTTGAAATACAAACTGATCACAACCTTGCCGTCTGCATTCTTTACGTCAAATTTTCGCCGCTGGTTAAGGTCAAATTCCCCAACCAGCAAATCAACAGGGCGATTTCTTGACATGAATAGGCTTTCTTTAATAGAAGCCTAGCTTATTCGAGGTTGCCGGTAATAGTTCCGCTCGTCACGAAGTTGCAACTGACGGTTACCAAATCACCAACAGCTGATGAAATCTCAGCGTCTGTAATGATGCCGGCAAAACTCACTGAATCAGTCCCAGCTGATGTGCCAGTAGTGAACAGCTCAAACGTTGCGTCTGATGGATCCTCTGCGGTCAAAACGTCTTCGATAAATGCGGCTTGGCCTGTCGCGTCTGGGTCGTAGACCAGCTCAACAGTTCCAGACCCTGAGATCAAGCTGCCGATGTAGCTCCGGGCGGTGTCGCCGTGCTTCGTCGTATCTAGAGTTTCTTTCGTGATGCTGAGCGACCAACTGCGAGTACCGACGATGGTTGCATTAGAGCTGCCTGCAGCGTCGAATTGGACGGCGCCCTGCTCACCTCTGATTGTTGCCATTGGTCAAAGATCCTCGATAAATTCAAAGGTCACGGAAACCCTTGTTTGAAAAAACGGTTCCGGTTGAGGGGAATCCACAACTGCAGGGCCGTCAGCAGCGTCAAAGAAGACGCCAGAAACTATGGCCCTATTGTAGAGATCTCGAATACGTTTCCCAATCACGTAATTAGCGCCAGGCCCAACGCCTTTTGGCGTGAAAATATTGACCAACAAAACACCAATCACTTTTGTGCTGCCCCTTGCTGTCAGGCCCTGGCTCAGATATTGGTTCCCGCCAAATTGAACAAGGCATTGAACCCAAGATGATCGAGCCGTGGGCTTGTCCGGCATGTTGTGAAACACCACAGGGATCGCCGGGGAAAGCGCCAGCTCAGTCGCAAGCCGGCCCTCAATGATCGATCGAACGGTATTGAGATCAACGGCAGCCATCAGCGATTCCTACGGCGTATGAGCTCAATTCTGGCGGGGATCTGAAATGCAGCGATCTCCTTCCCCAAAATATCTGGATAGCCGGGGATCGTCGGCGGGTTTTGCCTGGTCCGGTAAACGCCTCGCCACGATGGCGGAAGATTGTTCCCGTAGACCACTGGCTCGGCATAAGGCAAATTATTTTGAATCTCGATTCGTGTTTTGCTGATTTTTACCTGGCGCCAATTGCCGCGCAAGATCCCCCCGGTAGTGCGTTCTCTCAAAGCTCTGCCCAACGGGACAGTTTTTCCGTCAACTTTGAAGAACTCAGGCATCGAATCGATTTCTGCTTGGGTGTAGTTGCTTACAGGTGTTTTCTCTATAACCTCCTTTGTCCAAACCTTCGCCGCAAAGATGACCAGCTCCTCAAGCTCATCTTCTGCAAGCTTTGAGATGTCGCCTAAGTCAATTTGCCGTGCCATTGCTATGCCCTCAAAATTAGCTCATAAGTGATTGGCTCATTATCTTGCTCGATGGTGTCAAACTTTATTACTTCATGCGAAACACCAGAAATTAAAACGCGGTCCTGAGTCGTCGGCACAGCCGCAGCATCAGCCGCCGCAATGATCAGCCGCTTGTCACCGGACTGAATGAGCTCATTTACTTCTCTAGCTGAGACCCCCTGCAGCACCCCTTTAATCTCATTGCTGCTGATGCTTTCGCTGATCTGCCCTGTCGCCGTGTCGTAGGTGCCGCCAGAAACGGTCTGAACCGTGACTTCACCGCCTAAGCGCTTCATCGCTTTTTGTACTGCCTTTTGCAGCGACGTTGCAAGAGTCATCTAAATAAAATCAGGCCCATTACTTCATTCCCTCATGCGTCAGGGAACGGGGCAGTGGGTGCCGTAAAGTTCGATGTATAGCGTGCAACGCCTGTGGTGATACGGAGGTCGTCGATGTAGCCGTCAAACGGCTCAGATTGGGTTACTGGAAAGTCTCCAATTCCT